TATATAATTCTATCTACATCTTTCTGAATGTGAGCCAAATGATTGGTTTCTAGGATGTGCAGTTTTTGATCAATAAGATCAATTCTACTATGAACTTTTAGAAGTTCTTCTTTATTTTCTGTATTTCTACTCATTAAAATAATGTTTCGTAAGGAGACCTTACTAACCCTTTCGTTTTGTATTGTGTATATCTAGGCCCTTTATATCTAGGGTGACCTAATTGCCCTAGTACAAAATCAACAGAAGTGTCTGCAGCTAAGTCTAAAGATAGACCTTGTTGAAGCAAACCTTTTTCTACTGAAGCTGAAGCTTGTTGTAACCAAATAGGTAAAAACCTTTTACCAACATGACCACCAATTGTTAAACCTTTTTCAATAGCACTATCATCTTGTCTAGTCATATTTGGACTATACTTAGTAGTTAAGTAATCTTTATTAGTTAAGACTTCTATAACTGTTCTAGGTAATGAACCAATCTTTTTAAGACCAATAGATTGTGGTGCTGTTATCCAATGAAAAGGTTCCATTAGTTGTTTAGAAAAAGTTAATACTTCACCATTTCCTAAATCAATTCTTGTTGGATCTGTGTTCTCTAATATACCATGTCCTGAAAATATATGGTTTAAAGTAGATCCTGCTATTGCATAAGTAAGTGCAGCTCTAGCAAAATAATATTGATATAATCTTCTTGTCTTAGGATCGCTTTCAAAACCTGGTAATGACTTAGCTATAATTCTTACATTAGATATTGTCCAATCTGGAGCAAACATAAGCAATTGCATATATCCTCTAGATCCTGGATTTAATGTAGTTTGAGCTAATTTTTTAACAAAGTTATTTTCTATTCTTTGAGTAACTTGTGCCCAATTTTGTCCACCATATGCATCATTAGTAAACTGTGCTGCTCTACGAGCTTTCTTATATATTTCTGCCTGAGTGTCACCAGGCTTAATAGCGTTAGTACCTTTGTTTAAAGATGTAAGAAACGTATGTAGTTTAGCAGAAGTAAATATTCTATCCCAAGTAATTCTATCAAAGAACTTAAATGTTTTTTCAATATTTCCATTAGCACTTATACCAAAATGTCTTTTAAGAAATGTATCTACACCTCTAATATTTTGGTAGAATCTATCATAACCAATATCTTCAGGCATTGATATATTTAAACCACTACCTTGACCAAATCTTACAACGTCTTTAAAACCTTGTTTTTGTAATTGTTTAATAGCATGAGGATAATCTGTAAGATAATATCCTGGATCCTGTAATTGTTTTAATACTTCTGGTTTAGTTTTAGGACTTAAAAACTTACCTATAGTTTTCATTTTAGCTCCTGCAAACCAAAGACTTTCTACTAATGCACCAGCATGAAAGAATGAGAATCCTACTGCTAGTCTTTTCATCATCATGTTAGTAGTAAACAATGCAGACATTAACTGTTGTTCAGTTGTTGCATCAAATACCATTCTTACAGCAGGTTCAATACCTTTATGTATTAATGGAGTAAATCCTTTTTCACCTTGAAAATAAGGGTGATTAAATTCACTATAGTTAATTCTTTCTTGTGGATCTATATAAGCTATTTGTTTTCTTGTTCTAGCAAGAAAAGGTTTAGTAAGTAAATTTTTTCCACTACCAATGTAATTAGTTTCTAAAAAACCTAATACTTGTTGAGTACTTAATGCTTTACCAGCTGACTGTAAATACAGTCTCATTAACTCTGCAGGATCATCCATTCCTGGTCTAATCTTATAACCTATTCTTAAACCTTGGTTAATATCTTCAAATACTCTTGATCTATTAAATCTAAAACTAGGATTATTACCAGTAATTGCTGTTTCAAACTTATTAGTAAAACTAAACAACTCACCTGTTTTACCTTGATACCCTTCCCAAAGCAAAGGTAAGTAATTAGATTTTTTAAATTTAACTATACCAGCACCTTGCTTATTGAAGATCTCATAGAACTCATTAAATATTTTAGAAATATCATTTGCTGCTTTAAGTTCAGCATCAGATAATAAACCTTTATTAAATGCTTTAACATTTTTGTTAAATCTAAAGTCCTCATCTACTGTAGCACCAGTAAGATAATAGAATACTTTACGTCTAGAATCTAATTGATCTGGTAATGTATCTTTAATTTTGTTAGCTAACTCTTGTGCATATGAGTTATACTTTATAGTACTGTAAGATGCTGCATCTAATGCAGACTCTACTTCAGTTTGTGCTTTATTAAATGCTGCTCCACTTCTTCCAAAGTATGTTGTTGCTGCTTTGGCTGCTGCATAAATACCAACACCACCTGCAAATCCTTTAGCTGTTGCTATAAGTTTCTCATCATCTGATGTTAAAAATTGTGCAGTACCTACAACACCACCAATTGATGCTGCTTTAAATAATGTATTTTTTGCTATGTCTTTAGCACTCTCAACTGTAGGTCTAGCAAATGATGTTACTTCATTAGCAATTCTTGCAAACTCATCTTCATCTATTACTATTCCAACTTCTTTTCTTATATCTTTTAATATATCATCAACAGCTCTATAGGTACCATTCTCTGTGTACTCAACTGCTTGTGATGGATTCTTATATTTTTTAAGAGTACTAATCATTTGTTTTTGTACTCTTTCAGGAGATAGTCCAGTATTCTTACCAACCATAGCTCCCATTCCTGCAAAACCTACTGAGAACAAAGCTCCTGCTGTTGCTCCAATAGTTGTTTCTGCAGCTGTTCTCTTACCTGAGAACTCACCTTTCTCACCTAATTGATATGATGTAGAGAACACAAAGGGAACACCAAGTGTAGCAATACTACCAACTGCCATGTCTAGCTTTGCTGCTTCTCTTAATCTTGCTAATTCTTTTACTTGTACACCTGCTTTTAGTTTACCAAGTTCTGATACAGATTTAGTAATTTGAAAACTTTTAGAGTATTTCATTCGTAAAGAGTTAACTACACCTCTACCTAATCTACCCCAACCTAATGGCATAAATAATAAATAAGGATCTGCAACTATCATGTTAACCATTTCAGCACCAAATAAACCTGGTGATTGTTTAACAAGATTACCTATTTCTTTTAGGTCTATATCCATTGGCCCATCTTCTAATAAGTAACCAAAACGATTTAACTTTCGTTCAGCTTCTTTAAAGATTTTAGAACCTTGTTGTTGTGGATTATTACGAATATAATCTAATGCTTCTTGAGCTTGTTTCTTTTTAGTATTTCCAGTAGCCCATTGATATAGAGATGCTGGCATAGATTCTTCCAATATAAGATCTAATGGATTTCTTAAAGACGAAAAAAACCCTGGAGTGTTATCTTTGACAGGCTCATTAAGTCCATCATTGATATTACTCACAGGGTCTTTTAGTTTAAATTCCTCAAGATTAAAATCATTTGCCACACTAGAATCCCCATTCTCTTTTAATTCTTTTATTTTGATCTATAATTCTTTGACCTTCACGTCTTAGTTTAGTTCCAAATCTTAAAGATGTTTTAGATGGGGTTGTTTTCATACTAAATGGACTTAGTTTAGTTATACCTGTAAACCTATCCATAGTACTACTAAATACTTTTTCTGATTTTAAATTAGCTTCTGTATATGCTTTCATAGCACCTTTAGATTTAGCTTTAAATACTGCAGGTTTAGATATAGGTGCAGTTAATCTTCTAGTTTTAATACCAGTAGCTGTTCGAGCTCTAGATCTTTTAAGTCCTGTTTTTAAAGAACTAAAGAATTTTTTATTAGAAGTTCTAAGTGCTAAACTTTCAGCAGCTAAAGTACCAGTTGCTCTTGATGATAGTCCCATAAACTCAGGTACATCACCTAAAACTTTTCTTTGATTAGCTCTCACTGTTGCATCACTCATAACAGATGTAAATCTAGTAGGTGTTTGTTGTGCAGGAAGTTTTTGAACTCCTTTAAACTTCTTACTTACACCAGTTATAATCTTTTTTAATATAAATTTTTTCATATTTTATCCTTCAAAGTATTCAGGGAATCTACTTCTCATAATCTTTTGAGCTCTTTCTTTAGATACCTTCTGTAGTTGTGGGTTAGCTGATAACAACATAGCATAAATCTGTGAGTCATCATTAGTTAAAACATCACCATCTGATCTTGGTATAATAATTTCAGGGCCTTTTTCTCCAACAATGTAAGGTTTGCCTTCTTGTATTGGGCCACCTTGAGCTCTAAATTCAGATTTTTCTGCTAATGTATCATCTGTAAATGGACCAAACCAACTTTTCTTTCTAGCTACACCTTTAGAATCTACTATTTTTTTAATAATTCTTTCTTTTAATTTACTATCAATAACTAAAGGTTTGTTAGTTTTGCTTTCTCTTTGCATTTTTGAGATTTCTTTTTGATATTCTATTGCAATACTTTCTGCTGCTCTATCAAAATCTGCTGTTGCATTTTCACCTTTAAGCCAACTAAATCCTTTTTCCCAAATATTAGGATCACTAATTTTAAATCTTTTTAATGTTTGTTTAATTTCATCTACATCTCCAGCAGTAGCTTGAATAGGCTCTTGTTTTCTAGCTTCAATTCTATCTTTAAATTCAGCAGATATTTTAGCAGACTTAACAAAGTTATCTAAGATACCTTGATTAATAGTTTTACCATTAGCTGATGATTGCATTAATGCTAATCCTAATGAGAACGCTGAGTTAGACATAAGTCCTTCAAAGCCACCTTTGTCTTTCCAATTAGCTGATGCTTGTTTCATATCTACACCTGCCATACCAGATAACTTAGATAAAAATCCTTGATCTTCAGCAAGTTTAACGCCTGTTCCACCTTGAGTAATAGGATCTGTAGGCATTGCACCTTTAGGTACATTTGCTCCTGCGTTTGCTTGAGCTTGTTGTGCTCCTTGATCTAACATATTTTTAGGTAAGTTAAATGAATTAGGTAAAACTTTATTAGTTCCATCTGGATTAATTACAACTTTACCCTGTCCTGGTGGTACATATCTTTCTGAGAATATAGGTTTTTTAATTAATGGAGATTCTTTTCTTTGATAAGAAGGATTAGTAATTCCACCTGCTGTATTTAAAGAAGGTGATTGCGTATCATAATCCATTCCTGAAAATCCAGTATCAGTTGCTTGACCTTGGTTTTCTTTTTTCCAATCTTCCCAAATGCTTAATAGTCCCATTATAATATTCCTTTATCCATTTTATTTGTTTTTAACCAATTGTAATATGGACTATCACTAACAGCTAATTGTGCCAGTGGCCCATGATTTTTTAAATTATTTGTTACTTTTGTTTTTGCATCAGCATATGCTTGAGCAAAATTAAATGTTGATTCTGTGTTTTCTCCAATACTATTATACCATTTACTAGCTTGAGATTCTTGTGGTGTAGTTCCTGAAACTGCATAAGGAGCTAAAGGAGCTAAAGTATTCATTACAGTTCTATCATTATCACCTTGACCAAGACTACTTGTATTCAAATTAGTATTTCCTCCATCTAACAATCCACCAAATTTATCTGCTACCCAATCTTTAGCATTACCAAATTTATCTCCTAAACCACTTAAAGGATTAGTCATTGAATAACCCATAGCAGTAGAATTTTTATAGTGACCAAATAGATAACCTGCTCCTGGTATTAACATATTTAAACCAACACCAATAGCTATGTTACTTGGTTTTGACATTGGACTAATTGCATATAGACTTTGTTGTCTAAGATTTGCTAATGTTTCTCTTTGTGCTGTTGTAAGATTTTGATCTTGATAAGCACCTGAAAGGTAATCTAATCTTGCATCATCTTGGTTATTACCACCCAAACTTTGTTCTCTACCAGATTGATTAGCTGATGAATCATAAGATCCTACAGAGTCTGCACCGTATTGGGATTCAGCATCTTGTCTTCCTGTATTTGATGAGACTTGTTCAGCTTGTTGTTGTGCTGCTGCTTTTGCTTCAGCTTGTTGTTGTGCAACTTGTTCTCTAACTGCATTTCTGTTAGCAGTTTCTTGTGCTATAGCAGATTGTCTAGCTGCTTCAGCTTTTGCTTCAGCTGCTTGTTGTGCTGCATCACTACCACCACCAGTATTTTTATTTCCTCCTCCTGTAGTAGTTCCTGGACTCCCTACACCTGGATTCCAACCACCGCCGCCACCACCACCAGAGTTTCCACCACCACCTGATGATCCACCTCCTCCTACAGAACCCATATCTCCTTGTAGGCTTGGTAAACCTCCTGGGCCTTTATTTGGTTTTCCCTTTAATGATCCATATAAATCAGCATCTAATAAAATTTTTTGTTCTCTTGGAGTAATGTATGCTAATTCTGCTACAACATGATCAGGAGAAGATAACCATTTTTTAGGTACAGTTACAGTTTTTTCTTTTCCTAAATAGTTATAACCACCACCTTGAATAGCAGGTTTAACTTTTTTATTAAGTCTTTTATCTTGGTAATTTTCGTTAAGTAAACCCATAACTTTTTTATGTTATAAAATTATTGCTATAACTAAAATAACTCCTACAATAATCACAGCTTTTTTGTGATCTGTATAGTAATGCTTAACTTCATTTATTAATTTACTCATTATAATAACCCTCCTAATAATCCACCAAGACCACCAACAGCTGCACCCATCATAGCTCCACCACCACCAGGGGCAAACATATTACCCATGGCAGCTCCTGACATAGCTCCACCTGCAGCCATACCCATAGCGTTAGCTCTTGGGGCTTGGCTTGTTTGTTGTTGTGTAGGCAATCCAAAAGCAATCGGTGCTACAGTATTATAGTACTGAGCTAATGATTGTTGAGGTGCCATATTTTGTTGTCTTTGTATATCTTCGTAAGCTCCACCTACTGCTGTTAAACTAGGTACTTGTTGTGCTGTTCCTAATTGTCTTTGTCTTTCAGCGTTATAAGTTTGAAATGCGTAAGGTGCCATTTTATCTGCAACTTGTCCAATTACTTGACTTTGCATCATTGGAGATCCTGGTGTTCTACCAGCTCCACTAAATTGTCCTGCAACACTAGAATATATATCATTACCAGCTTGAGCAATCATTGGAGATAAGAATGGATTGCTATACTGACCTTGTATAGTATTTAATATTTGTTGATTAGCAGCACCTGCAATAGTTTCTTGTGCACCTAAGCCTTGTAAAGTTTGTTGCGATGGTGGTACGTAACCTGCCCCTTGTGGGCCTTGTCCATATATAGTACCAGCTTCAGATAGGATTTGATTTAATCCTGGTTCTGCTGCTGAATAAGGTTGTACTTGAGTGTTCTGTACTGTTGTATCTCCTCCTCCTCCTGATGACATATTTAGTTCTCCTTTTTCTTTTCTAATAATATATGACTTTCTTTATAACCAAATGGTTTTAAAATTTTCTTCCAACCTGGTCTTGCAACCAACTCTAATAAATCACACTTGTTTTGCCATGCAAATTCTTCAATATGTTTTATTAAATGTTGCCATTTTTCACGATGCTTACCAGTCATAATTTTAATATTAAGACATCGTTGTAATGGTCTTTGTATTACTTCTGTTACTACTGTACCAAAATACTTTTCTTTATCTTCTTGATCCCATAAAATCCATAATTGCATTTTTTCTTCTAGGATCCATTTCTTAATGTGTTCTGCTAAAGCATATCCATTAGATCTTGCTAATGCATCTGCTATGTCTTTAACTACTATATGCCAGACTTTTTCAATGTTTTTTGTTGGTATTTGAACCAAATTCATTATGTGCTTTTTTCGTCAAATATTTCTAGGTAACTAACCATACCTTCAATGGTATCTACTGTTTCTACTTGTATTTTAAGTATATCTGCTGACTCTAAAACAATAGGAGATAATGCAGCATTAACTGTTTCTCCAGAAGATAAATCTTTATGATATACTTCAAAAGTAGCTGAAGCTGAACTATCAGTTACAGATACTTCTACAAGATTGTTTGAAGCATGTTCATTACTAATTTGTATATTCTTAACAATTGCTGTTCTTCCAGCAGGTACTGTATAAATAGTTGTAAGATCTGTTGTGCTTATTGCAAACCCTGCGTTTTTATATACGTTAGCCATGTTTTATTTATAATTCTTTTATTATTTTTTTCAATTAATTATCTTGCACAAGCTGGTACACCAGTTGATGAAACAAAAGGTTAATCTAATTCCATTGTGATCTTCCAAGTTGGAGTTAGATTTTCTAGGCATTAGCCTTTAGGATTATCTAATTTAACTTTAGCTACTGTGTCTTTCCAAGTAGTAGTACCATTCAGTAAGTCTTTGTATTGCATATCCATTTGGTCTTGAATTAATAAATAATCATATGCTCTTTTATTTATTGTTGTTATTGCCATTATTCAAAATCTTCTTTAGTAAATTCAAATCTTTCAATAGTAGATAAATCTTCTATATCAGTCCAAATAGGTTCTAATTTTTCACCATCATAATTAGGTTCATTATAGTTATCAGGATAGGTTTGAGTATCTTGTTTTCTTGTAATACTTCCTTTTAATAAATTCATAAACTCTGTGTGTTCAGTAGTTCCTTGAATTTTATCTAAATCTTTTCTTGTGTTAATATTGTATTTCATAAATTATACTTTAAATCTTTTGATTATATTGTCAATATAACATTTAATATTATAGCTATTGCTCCATTGAATATGACCATGCCAACTAGCTAAAAATCTAGTTAATTTTTGATTATCATTATTTAATAGATATTTATTAATTTTTCTTTTTGCACGAACTACACTTTGTTTTCTTAATAATTTATAATCTTTCCATATTCTATAACCTAAAAAATTTATACCTTGATGGGTAGAAGAAACATGCCATTTCCCCATATTTAATTTTAAATGAATACGACAATATTCTTCTAATTGAACAAATATATTTCTTAATAATTTTTTATTATTATCAAGAATAACAATATCGTCCATGTATCTAGCAAAATATTTTACTTTTAATTTGTGCTTTATAAAATGATCTATGTCATTACCATATATATTAGCAAATAATTGACTTGTTAAATTTCCAATAGGTATGCCTGTTTGATTGGTGGGTGTTATTAATTTAATTAAGTTAAATGTTTTATTGCATTTAATCTTTTTTCTAATCATTTCTAATAACATATTTGTATCTATGCTAGGAAAGTATTTTCTAAAATCTGTTTTTAAGAAATATGTAAAGTCATGTTTTCTTAAATTAGACTGAATATATTTAACTCCAGTATGTGTTCCGTATCCTTTTCTACACGCAAAAGAATTAGGTAAAAATGTTTTTTCAAATATAGGTGTTATAATATTACATAAAGCATGTTGGACTATTCTATCTTTAAAAGATAATGCAGATATAAGTCTTTTTTTAGGTTCATAAACATAAAAATTTCTATATTGACCTATTTGGTATTTATTATTGATTAGTTCATTTCTTAATTGAATTAAATTATATTGATCAAATTCTTTAAATTCCAAGTAAGAAAATGTTTCCTTTTTACCTTTACAGGTATTTTTATAAGCTAATTGTAAATTATTAATATCTACAATTTTTTCAAATAAGTTTCTATATTTTAAACCCATATTATTGACAATGCGTTTCTATATTTCAATACTCTGCAATACATCAAATCTAAGTTTTGTATTTGCCGAAGCAGGATAAGAAAGCTGATCGTAAAGATCAAACATAGTAGGCTTGTGGCGTTACTATAGTTTAAATTCATATCACAGACGCCACGAGACCCAATATTGTTATTAGAATTAGTTGGAGCATTATTCCATTTAGAATTACGTGATCCAGAGTTAGAAGTATTATTCCAATTACCACCGAGTTTCACGACGTGACTATATCTCTCTTACCCTTTTTATAACTAATCCACGAATCCATACAAAGAATACAATCAGACAATAATTGCTGAGAATAACCTTGTTGTTTAAGTGTTAATGCTTTCACATTTTTATTAGTCATAAATCTTAAATAAAATCTTAATAACGACATGCCTGAATCTACTAAATACATCTTAGATATTTGATTAGATTTACCAGCATCATTAATAAGTTGAACTTGTTTTAATAAACATTCTAATATTTGTTTTTTTAATATACCATGTTTTCTAGGTATGTTTTGTATGATTGGATATAAGTAATTTATAACCTTTTCATATTTTTCCACAATATTCATTTGTTTGTGATTAATCGTTAAATCTTTAATAATGGTTTTCACCATTATTCGTTTGTTTTATGATCACAGACGCCACGAGACCCAATATCGTTCCTAGAAACAGTTGGAGCATAATACCAAAGAGAAAGACGTGACCCAGAGAGAGAAGTATTAGCCCAAAGACCACCGAGAGTCACGACGTTAGATAGATTATAAGTTGAACCACGACCTTCAGTATTAGCAGTGTAAGCCGTAGAACCATTAGGTCCACCAAAATCATTACCC